ATTGACACTGCAGCAGATTATGTAACCAATGAAGAAACCATCACGGAAAAAAGAGATGGTAAGTCCGCTAAGGACAAAGGATACTCTCTTAAAGATTGGTTTAAAGGTGGTGGTTGGAAACAAGCTGGTGGTAAATATGATGGAAAACCTTGTGCTAAACAACCAGGTCAAACAACTAAACCATATTGCCGTGATGCGGATGATCGTTCTGCAATGAGTAAAGACGAGAGAGATAAAAGAGCTGCTAAAAAGCGCAAAGAAGATCCAAATCCCGATAGAAAAGGAGCAGCAAAAATCGTGACTCAAAAAAATTCATTTGAACCAGAAGGTAACCTTGTAGATGAGGGTAAGAAGGATGCTTGTTATCATAAGGTAAAGTCACGCTATTCTGTATGGCCTTCTGCTTATGCATCTGGTGCGTTAGTTAAGTGCCGTAAAAAGGGTGCTGCTAACTGGGGAAATTCTATTAAAAAAGAAGATTATGACTGTTCCAACTGGAGAGATGATTTCAAAGCACTTCAGATAGATTCATTTGATATTATTAAAACAACACCACTTCAACCATCAGATGGTATCGGAAGTCGGATGCTTGATGAAGCAAAGAAGTGTTGGAAAGGTTATAAAAAAGCAGGAACTCAAAAACTCTTCGGTAAAACTTACAATCGCTGCGTGAAAGAAGGTAATAAAACTTTCAGTCAATTTGTGGAAGATTGGCAAAAATCAAACCGTAAGGATGGTGTTGATGGCATGAGCCAGAAATCAGTTAATGCTTATAAACGCGAAAATCCAGGTTCAAAGTTAAAAACTGCAGTAACTGGAAATCCCAAGAAAGGTAGTAAAGATGCCGGTCGTCGTAAGAATTATTGCAGTCGTTCTAAAGGTCAGCAAGATATGCATAATATAGATTGCTCAAAAACACCAGATAAGAAAATTTGTAAAGCCCGTCGTCGTTGGAAGTGCTGAATAATTTATTATGAGTGAAGTATATCTTGGTAATCCTAATCTAAAAAAAGCAAATACTCAAATTGAATGGACTGAAGAGCGGATCATAGAATTCTTGAAATGTAAAGAAAATCCAGTCTATTTCACAAGAAATTATATAAAAATTGTTTCGTTGGACCATGGTCTTGTGCCATTTGATATGTATCCGTTCCAGGAAAAGTTGATTGACAATTTTCATAATAGTAGATTTAACATTTGTAAGATGCCACGTCAAACTGGCAAATCTACAACTTGCGTTTCCTATTTGTTACATTACGCAGTTTTTAATGATAACGTTAATATTGCAATTTTAGCAAACAAGGCATCCACTGCTCGCGACCTTCTTGGAAGATTGCAATTGGCTTACGAAAACTTGCCATCTTGGATGCAGCAAGGTATTATATCTTGGAATAAAGGTTCTTTAGAGTTAGAAAATGGGTCCAAAATTTCAGCTAACTCTACTTCTTCATCTGCTGTCCGAGGTGGATCCTATAATGTCATCTTTCTTGATGAGTTTGCGTTCATCCCGAATCACATTGCTGATGACTTCTTTGCCTCTGTTTATCCCACTATTTCTTCTGGACAGAGTACAAAGGTAATTATTGTTTCTACTCCTAGGGGTATGAATCATTTCTACCGTATGTGGCATGATTCAGAAAAAGGTAAAAATGAATACATACCCACTGATGTTCATTGGTCGGAAGTTCCTGGTAGAGATGCTGCCTGGAAAGAACAAACAATTTCCAATACCTCAGAACAACAATTTAAAGTTGAATTTGAGTGTGAATTTTTAGGATCTGTTAATACTCTTATTAGTCCTGCAAAACTTAGGAATTTGGTATATGAAGAACCTCTACAAAGAAATGCTGGATTAGACATTTACGAAGACCCTAAAGAACATCGCAATTATCTAATTACTGTCGATGTTGCTCGCGGTTTGGGAAATGATTACTCAGCATTTATAATTTTTGATATTACAGATTTCCCATATAAAGTAGTTGCAAAGTATAGGAATAATGAAATAAAACCAATGCTATTTCCAAGTATAATAGATGAAGTTGCCAGAGCATATAATAAGGCATTTATTCTAGTAGAAGTAAATGATATTGGAGATCAAGTAGCAAGCATTCTTCATTTTGATTTGGAAAATGAGAACATCCTAATGTGTTCAATGAGAGGACGTGCCGGTCAAATTGTTGGATCTGGATTTAGTGGTAAGAAATCCCAATTGGGTGTTAGAACGACTGCTTCGGTTAAAAAACTTGGATGTTCAAATTTAAAAACTCTTTTAGAAGATGATAAACTTTTAGTTCATGATTACGATGTAATTTCTGAATTAACAACATTTGCACAAAAACATAATTCCTTCGAAGCAGAAGAGGGTTGTAATGATGACCTTGCAATGTGCCTTGTTATATTTGCTTGGTTAGTTGCCCAGGATTATTTCAAAGAAATGACTGATAATGATGTCCGTAAAAGAATATACGAAGAACAAAAAAATCAAATCGATCAAGATATGGCACCATTTGGATTTATTGAGGATGGGGTTACTGATGGCACATCATTCACAGATAGTGATGGAGATCGATGGTATAGTGATGAATATGGGGACAGAAGTTATATGTGGGACTATCACTAATGAGTTTTGATGATGAGTTTGATTTAGAACATTTATTGTTCAGAGAAAGAAGATGTACTAGTTGCAATAAAGTAAAAGATATTTTAAATGATTTTTATCTATCCAGAAAAGATAGAAAAGGTTTACCATCAGCATATTCTTATGAGTGTAAATCTTGTACTATAAAAAGAATAAAAATTAATAGAAAAAAGATGAAAAAAATCCATGAATGGGAGTATCCTGATTGGTAATGACATGTTCATGCATTGTTTCCCCTCTGAAAATACCCTTTTTAATAAATATTTCTAGATTAATTTTGGACTTGTAGGAGAATCGAAAGATGCCACTAAATTTAGCATCTCCTGGAATTGTGGTTAGGGAAGTTGACCTAACTGCAGGAAGAGTAGACCCAACTTCCAATGCCACTGGTGCTATTGTAGCTCCATTTGCCCAGGGACCAGTTAACGAACCAGTATTGGTAACAAACGAACAAGAGTTATTAGCTCAATTTGGCAATCCATATAGTGTCGATAAGCACTACGAAAGTTGGATGGTTGCATCATCTTTCCTTGCATATGGTGGGTCTCTGCAAGTCGTAAGATGTGATGATAGTGATCTCAAGAACGCATATGCGGGATCATCACTTGTTGCACCTAAGATTAAGAGTTATGAGGATTATGTAAATCTTGGATATGATGAAAATATCTATCCAGGTGTGTCAATTGCTGCAAGAAACCCAGGTTCTTGGGCAAATGGTATTAAAGTTTGCATAGTTGATGCAAAAGCAGATCAAATTTTATCTGGTATCGATACTACTACCATCAATGGTGGAGCATCCAACCTCGAAGTTGGTATGGGTATCACTCAGTCAATGAGTGGTAGAGTCGTTGCAGGACTTGGAACTACCTCATTTAGTAGTGGATATCTGAAAGGATCAATTACCTCGATTGGTGAAGGTGCGGTTGATGTAAAAATTATAAGTCATGTATCCGCTGCTGGAACTGAAACTGCAATTGATTACCAACCTGGTGGATTATATGCTTTCAGTTCTTCTGGAAACGTTGCAATTCACAGCACAGGAGTGTCGGTTGCATTAGGATCGACTTCATATACAACTAGACAAGATTGGTTTGATAATCAGTCAATCAGTCTTTCAAATAGTACAATTAATTGGAATAGTTTAGCAGATAGACCTTCCACTTCAACTTACGCATCTGCTAGAGGTGGTAGATTTGACGAAATCCATGTTGTTGTAGTTGATGATACTGGTTCAGTAACAGGTAATGCTGGAACAATTCTTGAAAAACACCTAGCACTTTCTAAAGCAACAGATGCACAATTCTCTGTAGGTGCCCCTTCTTATTGGAGAAAGTATATTTCAGAAAATTCTGAGTATATCTTTGCTGGATCCCAACCAGTTGGTGTAACAACTGTTGGTTTAACCACAGATTTCAATCTGAATAGAGATTCAGGATGGGATCAGAATGCAAATTCAATCTCATTTGGTGGTTCTGGTGCAGTATCTCTTGATTTAAGA